CTTGCTATTATAGCTTTATATGCTTCTTCTTCCTCCAACCCATATCTTATCTTCTTTCTTTCTAACAATTCCTCAAAAGTTTTATTTGGATCAGATATATCTAGCTTTTTTCTCTTCTCCTGATTTTTCATCATTTCTCTGGCTTGAGTTCTATACATATTTCTCAAATCACAAGCCTGTATAGCTTGTTCTTTAATTGATTTTGAAGTATCAATTAAATCTCCTATACCTCTATCTTTATTATCGTACCAAACTCTTACTTCATAATCGCTTAACGTTTTATTAAGCTTAGGGCTATACTCAAGGGCTTTTATTCTGTCTATCTTTTCAGCTTTCAAAGACTCCCATTTCTTACTATTATTATACTTTAATTTCTGAAAATCTTCAAATGATTTAGGAATATCATCCCCATAAATTTTCTGATATTTTTCATGTAATTTTTTATCGCTATGTCTGTTCTTCCAGGCTTTTTCTGCTGCGCTATATTCTTTGTCACCCTCTATATATTTCTTATAAAATTCTGTATAAGTCATATCCTTAGGCACGAATATAGTCTTGCCATTCTTATCCCTTGCTGCCCTTTCACCAATATGGTATTCTTCAGGGACATATGGTGCAGTAGTTGTTCTGCAATGAACATGAAATGGTGGGTAGTTAAGACCAACCTTTCTATCTTTTAGTAAAAATACTTTTCCATCTAGATGCCTACATATATCTGATGTTTTGTGGTCTAAAGTAGCTACTATGATGTATTTCTCTACCCCTAAGTCTATGTAATTTTCATACCTAGCCTCTTCAGCTATTCTTGCTGATTCGGTATGAAGTAATGCTTCTGCGTGATTCTTCCTAGCACCCATTGTTTCAGCTAGTCTTTCTGCGTGCTTTATGGCGCTGTCCCCACGAATTAAAGACTCTTTCATAGTTTTGTCTAGCTCTTGTATTAAAGCCTCCCTATGAGGACCCCACAGCCTTTCAGAAAACTCTACACCATCACTAGTCCATGGTGTCTTAATTAGATTCTTAATCGTGTATTCATTAGGCGTGAATAATTTAATCTCAGCGCCCAAGCCCTGTGCAATATCAAAGGTGCTTCTAAAGTAAACATCCTTGTATAAATCTTCTAGGAAGTTGAATATCAAACCACTTTCCTTACTGATAAGTTCATTAACTGAATTTATTAGTTGGATTTTTAATAATTCTAACCTGGTTAAGTGATAAGAAGTGCTGGCATTTGCAATTTTAAGTAGCCATTCTTCTGGCGTTTCATCAGTAATCTGACTAGCCTCTTTTATATACTCGTCAACATCCATTCTGAATTCTTTTATTTCTTCTGGGGATAATTTCTTCACGGCATCTGCATAGGTCAATTCATTGTCTTTCGCAAACCTGCCCACCCAGTAGTTAATATTCTTCTTCAATTTCCTGGATATTTCACGATTAATTCTATGAAGGTCTTTTTGCGTAGTCTTTACCCTGGAATTTTTTAGTTTTTCTAGGGCTATGGCTCGTTGTTCCCAATACTCTATATTATTACTATTCTTCGTCATCAACATCACCACCGACTAGACCGTATTTATCATCAATATCTAAGGGCTTATTTTCAACCTTTTCTTTTTTGATTCTCTCCAACTCTTTTGCTGGATCGTCTATGTAAGGGTGATTTTCTATCAGCGTCTCGTTGGATATAATTCCTACAGAGTCTTTTATGTCGGTTATTACCTGCGATTCATTGATTAGTATGTCTTTATTAAAGATTACGTCTATCTTATCCTTATCATTTGCTACATACGTTGTAGTTGCTTCTAAATACATCTTTATAAACTCAGTTAGTTGCTCAAAAGAGGATTTGAATTCCGTCTCTATATCATTAGAGTCTAGGTCTATATCAGAATACATACTCTGTATATTCATCTGGTTGGGGTTGCCACCCAATCTTTCATCTTTAGCGTCAAAAGACTTCGCATTTTCTATTAAGGCCTTTTTTAGTATATCTAAGATTGTCTTATAGTTATCTGAATTAACCTCAATGCTAAGCGTGTCAACGCCACCATCAGATTGTACTTTCACTGCCCCTATAGTAGCTAAGTTTTCCTTGAATTCTTCAAGGTTGGCACCGTCATAGTTTTTTATAACTAAAATGGTATTTCTGGCATCCTGTTCCATATTGTTATTATAGTCTGATAATATTTCGTTTATTGCATCCTGTAGAGACTTTACCTTGCTAATCAATGGCATCTCGTCGTCATTGTACTTAAATGCCACCAACGGCACCTTTCCTGACCAGCTATACCCCTTGCCCTCTAAATCGACCAGGTGAGGTATTTCGTCAACCCTTATGAGACTCTTGCCACTCACTTTATATCTGACTATTCTCTCAGAATCGTATACGTCGGCATACTCAATTATAACTTCGCGACCTGATATAAATTCGCTTTGAGTATAAAGTCTTATAAAAAACTTCAACTCCTCATGTTCGCCATCTTTCCACACTGGAATTATTTCATAAGGTTTAAACCTCTTAAATCTAAGATTTGAGTTTTCGTCAACATACGGATGAAGATATGCTACACCGCAATTCAAAGAGTCTTTTAGTAAATTCTTAGCTATCTTCATAAACCTATGATTAAATATTGGTTCTATTAGATCATCTAAAACCTCATTATCTGACTTTATTGTTGGAACCTTACCTAGCATGTAGTTTTTCTTTTTATCCACTGCTATGGCATATTGATTGTCAATCCTTTTGTTATTAGGCACGTTTAGCAATTCCTGCTTTGTTCCATCCTTTAAATACAAATATTTCTTGCGCTTTAATATGTCGTGCTTGTTCTTGTAGTAGTTTACTCCTGTAATCTGGTCTCGCCTTTTCTCTGAGGACCTAAAGCTACTAACAAGGTATTCAACATAAGTCATATTTGATGATTCCTTATCCTCTGGTTTATTAATCAAGTTATTCAGCTTACTCACCCCCCTTTTTAACCAATTAAACATTCATTCACCCCCTAATCAAATGAGTATGTTGGTGGCTTAGATAATGTCTCTGCAATCCCTGATAAACAGTCTGCACAGTCATCATGTTTATTCTTGCCTTCTCTTTGATATTTAGTCACATCTTTAGCAAACTCAGGCCATTTATTTCTCCAAGTCTCCGGCACGTATACATGTTGATTAACCCAGGAAGAGTTTGATAATATTCTTGCCTGTTTATTAGCAGACTGGAAAAAAGTATCTATCACAGTATGATTAGACCCTAGATCTATACTCATTATTCTCTCAACATTCCTTGCATAACTTCTACCACCATTATTAGACTCTATCCTAGACTTATTAACCCTATCTTCAACCATCATCTTAGCTTGTGCCTTTTCTGTTACTTCCATATCCTCTTTCGTGTATAAAACACCAATAATATAAGCTTCGTTATCAAAGCTAACCCCATAGTCAATGCTGCACAAGTAGTCATTACCTGTATCTGCAGTATCTGTGTAGTTGTATATGTGTTTAAATTCAGGCAATCTATTGTATGTTTTGAGATTGTATAACTGTCCTTTTAAGTCAATAGGCTCCTGCTGATAGTTTGCACTAGCTATATCCTCACCCATTGCCTTAGTTTTCAGCTCATATGATTTCTTAGATAGAATTTCTTCACATAGCATTGACCCATCATCTTGTAGGGCCTTCATGTTGATATGTTTTATTTTAAATCCTAACTCGACTAATCCTTCCAAGGCCCTGCCTGCCAAATCATCACTTGCCCACCTTGTCATTATAATTATTATCTTTCCGCCTTCTTCTAGCCTAGACAACATAGTGTTAGTAAACCAATCCCAATGTTTTTCTTTTACAGATTCATTGTAGGCTTCTTCTGCATTTTTTATTAGGTCATCAATAATCAATATGCTTGCACCAAATCCAGTAGCTGTACCAGTCGGTGATGTTGCCAGGTAGTTATTATATCCGCCTTCAAGTGACCATAAATTCATTGATCCATCACCTTTTTTTATTCGTCTATCAGGAAATACATCCGTATAAACAACCTTACTTCTATCTGCCTTTTCTTCCTGGATCGTGTTTCTAACATTCTTAGAAAATACAGTCGATAGAGTTTCGTTATAAGACCCAGTCATTATCTTTTCTTCAGGATGTTCACCAAGGATCCACTCAACAAAACATCCGGCTGTCCTCGACTTTCCATGTCTGGGTGGTTCATTAATGATCAATACATCATAGTCAGATTGCTCATAGAAACTTTGAAGCTCGTCACATAAATCAACAAGGAATTTTCTATTGGGCTTATAGAAATTCGGAGCTTTAAGATTGCAATAAAAAAAGAACTCACGCCTTGCAAGTTCTATCATTGCCCTTTGTTTTATTAGTTGTCTATCCATCTTCAACACTAGCTATCTTTAACAGCTCTTCCTTGGTCATTTCTTTGAATGGATCCTGTTGATTTAAATCAACCTTAGCTTCTAGGTCTTTTCTATCTCTCCACAGATCAGGTCTTCTGTTTTTTAACCAGAATATCTGTGCCGTCGTATCTGGTTGTACTTCTTTTACAACCTCTTTAGTTACAAACATTTCACTGCCTATTAGCTCCTTAGTAACTTCAGTATATTTATACCCCAAAGCCCTTTTCAATAATGCGTTTTCAACTGCTCTATCAACAACTTCTTTGCCTTTTTTTAAGGCGTCAGAAATGTCAGGGTATTTCTTTTTCCAATCGTACAGTGACTGTCTTTTAATCCCAATGTTATTTGCTATTTGTTCGTCTGTCAGTCCATCTCTGGCCCAACCTTCAAGCTTCAATAAGCCTTCTGGCTCAAGCCACTCTCTGTATTTTCCTTTTGCCATCAGGCTCACCTCACTTTTTAGAAAACACTCCTCTTACTATTTATCATCTATAAATAAAATATCTATTTGGTATTTTATAAAATCATACACTTTTTTCTCTCGCATTTCTTTTCTAACTAGTCCTAGTAGTAGCATGGTTATAATAAATATTACGATAATACTCAAAATTAACGCCTCTACAGATTTGTTTCCAAAAAATACTTTTTCTAATAACCCTTTTATTAAAGGACAGATTTCTAAAATTTCTTTTAAGAAATCATTAACCGTATTACTCAAAGATGTTATAAACACGGTGAAAATAGCCGCTAAAAATACATTTTTGGTATTTAAAAAATATCCATAGTCGTAACTAATTTCGTCATACCACCTATAAAATTCTAATTTACTATGGCTAGTTTTCATATGTTCCATTTTTTCTATAATTTTACGTCTAATCAATATAGTATCATATTTTTTTGCAAGAAAACCTTCTGATTTTTTCTCTTTTTCTACCAAGTCATTTATCAGTAAATTTAAATATTCAAAATCACCAGTCTTATTTTCACTATTCGATAAGTTCTCTATGTATTCTAATTTTTCCTCGACGAGAGATACCCGTTCCTCTAATTTTTTACTAAACACGCACATTGCTCAATCCTCCTAAACACAATTATTATCTGTAATCATATCATAATAAAATATTTTTTACAATATATTTAACAAGAAAAAAGACACCCTAAGATGTCTTTTTAAAATAATTGTATATGTTTAAGGAGGTCAACAACTTGTGCCTTCTAAGTTATAGTGGAAGTAAAAGGCTTTTGCCCTGGATATTGTGATGCTTATTTAATGGCTGTCCTTTATACTTCCACACTATCATATTACCACTGTTTTTTTTCCCCGGTGTTGCAAGTTGATTTTTTTTATTTTTTTGAAGTCATATTAACTTCAATCCCTTTGCGACCTGGTTAATAAACTTAGATTTATACCTTCCATAAGTTGATCTATCTGCACCTATAGGATATGGCTTGTTATATTGAATATTGAACCAAACCCCATCTCTATACTCTTCAGGAATATCTAAGAGTGATAGATCAATAACTTCAATTTCCCTAATTAGATCACATCTCTTCACCGCAACATCTGCAACCCTATCTGTTAAGTTACTACCTTTAGGCATGCCATCATTCTGAGCCCCTCCACATACTAGCATACTTTCCGCTTCTTCTTTCATTCGCTCATAGTCTCTAATCACCCATAAAGTCCTGTGATATACACTTTTAGGCAAGTAATACTTATTGTTTTTTCGTCTCTGATAATCTCTCATTACTTCCTTTTGTACCTCTCTCCTATATCAATTTGCTGGTAAACATCTTTTGATACGCTATACCTAAGTAATTCCCCGTGATTATCTTCAACTACTATATAGTAAGCTTCGCCAAATCTCTCACCGTTTTCTATCTTTTCTGGCACGTGTTCCTTTTCAATGACTTTACCCACATACAGCCTATCTTGTTCTTTTTGGATAATCCTACCTGTATGGGCCCCAGCTAAGAATATGCTACATAAAACAACTATGACTATTGCAGTGTAGTATATCTTCTTGGGCAATTTCCTATAATCTAAATAACTCATTATCTACCCCCACTTTCCAAAGTCTCGATTGCAAAATCAAGATTCTTCCTGGCTTTCTTTAGGTCTTCAAGACCATTTTTCTTTTCCCACCTAAAAAGATATTTCATAGCATTGCCACAAGCCCAATGAACATAACCTTTAGTACCTAAGACTGATTTTAAGACATCCTTAGACTCTATATCTAATCCATCTAGCTTATAATGTGCCGGACTATTGACCATGTCAGGCATTTCACCTGCTATATATGGTGCCACTGCTTCATTCTTAATCTGTTCTTCTAATTCATTTCTTATCATACTTAACCCCTTTTAAACTACTTCCCATCTAACAACTTGATAGATATCACTTATTAGGTTAGAATCATAAAAGCTTACAACAACAGCTTTAAGTGGCACAAGCTCATTTCCTTCATAATTCAAATCATGATCTCCTGAACCATCTCTTGATTTAAACCTAACTCTAAGCTTTTTATTTTCCTTATACGCTATATTAAGTGCATATATAAACTCACTTTTCTTATTCATCACTTACCACCTACAATTCATCTATCCTGATAAAAATACCCGGGATCTCTGCCCAGAATTTTTCACATATCAGACTGGCAACCTGTGAATCATCTTTCCAGAAGCCCACATCTGTCATACAGTCTTGCAGTAACTTTTGTGCATTGTCTAAATCTGGCTTAGTATCTTTGTATTGTCCGTCTGTCTTTCCATCTATCAGAGGATAGCACCACTTCACATATACCCTCAGAGGACCTGACAGCCTCTCTAAAGGTTTGTGTTCCCACAGGTAACCTGTTAGCTTACTTCTTGCCTTCTTAAGCTCTTCAGGCTCATAGAAGCTCTTATTTTTAAAGTTAACCTGCTTTTCTTGGTGGGTAGCAGTTGGTGGCTTCATTGCCATAAAAAACTCAATCATTTTTACACCTCACTTTTCACTTCAAATCTCCAAGGTATTCTCCAGCTAACTACCCAGCTATTCTCAGACATTAAGTTATCATCAAAGTTCATTCTTACATGCGTATCTATAAAAACATACTCATTAAAACTTTTATATATCTTAACGTACCTTTTTCCCTTTTCTCTAAAAACAACCTCTACTAGCTTTCCCTTTAAAAAAGCACCACCTATAAATCTTAAAAATTCTTCTTTCTTCGTCATGCTTACACTTCCTCAAAATTTATTATCAATTAAATTTCATTATCTTTTAAATTTCTTTGCAGGACAATTTCGCTTTAGTCTTTAGGCGACCGTGAAGAGTTATGTAGGGCGGTAGCTTACGCCCTACTAATCTTTCACA